TCTTCCACTTCTGGGACACCGACACCATGAGGCACCGCATCTATGAGAAGCTCGGCGGAGCGCCGCGCATGAAGTGGAAGACGATGGAGTTCAAAGGCGGCACTACGCGCGAATGGCAAGCCTTCCTATCCACGATCACTGGCCCGGAGCATGTGAGATGACCCAGAAGATTTCCAAAGGTCGTAAGACCTCTCTGTTCGAAACGATGCAGAACAACAACGACCTCGCGTCGAGCGCGATCAACCCCGACGCCCCCGTGGTGTTGCAGCCCGCGCCAGCCTCACTGGGTACCGATGTGCCGGTGCTGGAAGAATGGGTGACGGCGCTGCTGATCATGCACGGCGTCAAAGCCCGCTGGGTGATCAACTACTGGCTGGTGTCGAACAAGGCGGGTGCCGAGTCCGGCATCTCGAAGAACTACACCTTCGACGAGGTGCAGTCTGTCCTGAAAGATTTGGCTGGACGGACGGCGCGTCGTTAGGACATAATGAGTGTATGAATAAACGTCCGCGTCATTTGGGTCCAGCGGCTGTAGCCCGCCGTCTGAAGTGGTCGATCATCATCGATCAACTGAAGAACCACCCCTGCTCGGATTGCAAAAATTCATTTCCGCCAGTCGCCATGGATTTCGATCATGTGCGCGGGGAAAAGAAGTTCGGGATTGCGCTGGCTCGAATGGGAAATTATACAGCGGAGAAGATACTGGCCGAAGTGGCCAAGTGCGACTTGGTCTGTGCTAACTGTCACCGCATACGCACGGCGAAGCGCAGAGGCGAGATATGACACGAACTCGCGTCGGCGATAGAGAGCGGATCAACTTCTACTTCGACAAGCAGGTGCTTGAGGCGTTGAAGAAACTGGCCGCGCTCAAAAACACAACCTACTCGGAACTGATCCGGGTCGCGGCGCGTGAGTACGTCGTGCGCGAAGGCGCGAAGGCAATCGCCGACGGAACCATCATCAAAGAGGTGCGACGATGAAAAAGCTATTCGGGATGCTGCGATTCGAAGAATGCGAGTGCCACCCGCTGCCGAGCTTCGGCCCCTTCAAGACGTACCCGATGGACTACCTCCAGATTCATCTGCCGCCCGTGGGCCTGATCATGATCTACCTGGCGCGGCCGCACAAAGGCGTGCGAACCTTCGGCGTGTTCGTGAAGGCGTTCGGCAAGCTCTGGATATTCGCCCCGGTGTATACCAATGCGAAACCCTGAAGCCCCGCTGCACCTGACCATCGGGGACGCATTCAAGGACACGATCAAGCGCGGCGTGCGCGTCATCGCGGCGGCGCGAGACCCGGTGGCGATCCCAACGGACCCGACGATTGTCGCCATCGCCGAGAAAGCATTATGTCACCTTGGTCTTGGTACCAACTGTTTCACACTAACGAACGTGTACGGGATCGAGATGGAGATTCCCTATGGCGCGAGCGTCGAGCAGTGGCAGGCCGCCGCTGACAAACTCCTCAAGGGAGCGATGGATGCAACATGAACACGATGTTCGCGAAGTTCCTGGGACGAAACTACCACCTCGCGGTATTGATCTGCATCTGCGCGTTTTATTTGTGCTTGAAGGGCCGCCTGAGTGGCGGCGAGTACGGAGCTTTGTGCGGCGGCATCTTCAGTGCGTTCCGAGCGGGGGATGCAGTTGTCAATTGGATTCACCGCGAAAAAGATGATGACCTCGACGAGACCCACAAAAAGCCATGACTGAAGCCAGCGAAGACTTTTCTCAAATCCAGTTGCCAGAAGTTCCTGCTTCTCCGACGGCGACAGACGGCATCACGTCCCACGACGCACGACTGATCTGGGACCTGGTATCGAACATCCGTCCGGCTGCCGACGTGCTGGTATCGTATGGCCTGACCCCGGCCGACCTCAGAGCGAAGTCGCAGAATGGTTTGTGGGCTGGCGCGTACCGCGAGGCGAAGCGGGTGTGGCAGTCGGACATGAACGCGAAAACGCGCATCCAGTTGAAGGCGCAGTTCCTCCTGGAAGACTCGCTGCCAACGCTGTTTCGGATCATCACGCAGGACGGCGTGTCGATCAATGCGAAGCTCGAAGCTATCGAACAATTGACCAAAATTTCCACGGTGACGAACATACCCAAGGAGAACGCCACCATGGAGAAGCACAACATCACCATCAACATTGGTGGTGACACGAAGCCCATCACAGTCACAGCGGAGATTCCCAATGTCGGAACTAGTGTCCTCACAGCCGGTTAAACAAGCGCCGGTCGAAGTCGAAGTTGATTTCCCTTACGGTGCGCCGATCAAGGGAAAGGTCTACGTCATGGACCACAACTATCGCACAGGCAGTCTCGAAGAAGGAACGGATCATACCGTGCGCATCATCGTCATGTCCGAGGAGTCGTGGGGCGACTTCGGCACGAAGATGGAGACCGCGCGCCAGATACTGAAGGCGCAGGACCAGAAGATCAAAACGATGATTGCTGAAGGCAACGCTCGTGATAGAGTGAACGCCGATTTGCTTTCCCGCCTTGACGCCCTTCGCGCAATTCGGCGCGCGGAGAAGCGGCCCGAAGTTGAAGCCGACCTTAACCTACCGAAAGGAAATTGAAATGACAAATGACAGCGTTTTACGAATCAAAGCTCTGGAGGTTGCATATGCTGCTTCTACCGGGTTTCCGCGTAGTAATGGTCCGTCAGCCAAGGATATCGTCGCGGATGCAGTGATTTATTACAATTTTTTGAAATCCACCAAAGGAAAATAAAATGTCCACGACACTCGATACTCTCAACAAGGTTCTCACCAACGTGCAGAACAACCGCGAGCAGATCGTCAAGCAGATTGCCGCCAGCAAGAAGGCGCTGCCGACCGACTCCGCCGTCCTCGACGCCATCGAACTCCTGACCAAAACGTTCAACGGGAACGTGCAGGAGATTGGGCAGACAATCGGCGCGAAGTTGCAGATCGACTCGATGGAAGCGAACCTCCCCGAGTTTGACGCGTTGGTCGCGAGCCTCCAAGTGGTACTGGCCGATGAAGCGAACCTCGAAGCAACGACCGCGTTGGTTGTCGCTGGAGCGACCGCTTCTGACCCTCTTTCTGTCGCCGCTGGAGACAGCAACCTTGCAGCGGCAAATGACACGGCACCTGTCGAAGCTCCCGCCCAGCCTGCGCAAGCGGCTGACGCCGGAACTGCGGAAGGGACGAGTGCGCCGGTCAACGGAACTGCTGCTTCGTAAGCACTACAGGATGATATGAGCGATCTGAACTACACGGCCCCACCGACTCTCGCGGAATTCATGCGCTCGAATCAGCGTATCCGAATTGTGCGGGGGCCGGTGGGGTCGGGTAAGTCCAGCGCCATGGTGATGGAGCTACTCCGGCGTGCGCTGGAGCAAGCTCCTGATCCCAAGGATGGAATTCGACGGACCCGCTTCGTCATCGTGCGCAACACGATGCCGCAGTTGAAGACCACGTCGATGAAGACTATAAATGAGCTACTGCGCGGCGTCGCCGTGTACAGAGCGCAGGACCACAGCTTCGACATCAAGTTCGGCGACGTGGAGTCCGAATGGATAATGCTGCCCCTCGACACGCCCGAAAACGTCCAGCGATTGCTCTCACTCGATTTGACCGCTGGCTGGCTCTCCGAGTTGCGGGAGTTGCCGCCGCAGATTTTGCTCGATGTCTTGTCGCGGTGTGGACGCTACCCATCCATGATGAACGGTGGTCCGACCTGGTATGGCGTTATTGGCGAGACAAACTCGTTCAGCGAGGACAGTCCGTGGAACGCAATATTGGAAGAAAAAGATTTGATGGGTAAGCCGCTGCCCGCGACGTGGGGCTACTGGATTCAACCCGGAGCCCGCGAAGCCCACGCGGAGAATCGCGCGAACCTCGTACCCGGATATTACGAAGATTTGATCGAGTCGAACTCACCCGAGTGGGTCGAGCAGTACATCGACAATCGCATCACGCCAAGCCTCTCAGGAGAGGCGGTGTTCCGAGCCAGTTTCAACCAGAATTTTCATATTGCCAAAGCCGAGCTTCTGCCAATCCCCGGCACCATGCTGATCGTCGGTATGGACTTCGGCCGCAACCCGGCCGCCGTGATCACGCAGATGGACCCGCGCGGCCGCCTCACCGTGCTGGACGAACTCGTCGAGCAGGGCATGGGTGTCGAGCAGTTCGTCATCACGCGGCTCAGGCCGCTCCTGGCGCAGCCCAAGTACGCGAGGCTGCCCGCTGGCGTCTGCGGCGACCCGAGCGGCGTGGCGCGCTCCCAGATCGGCGAGGAGTCAGTCTTCGCGGCGCTCAAGCGCCTCGGCCTGTCGGCCCAGCCCGCCCAAACGAACAACATCGAGCCTCGGCTGCGCGCCGTCGAGAAGTGGTTGCTTCAGCAACGTGACGGTGGCGCAGCCCTTTTGATCAGTCCGCACTGCCACACGCTGATCACAGCGCTGCGGTCGCGGTACCGCTACGCCCGCGCGAAGGGGAGCGGGATGCTTCAGCCCCTGCCGGACAAGGGCCACCCGTGGTCGGACATCGCCGACGCGTTTCAATATGCCACGCTAGGGCATAGTGGCACGATCCTGGCAAGACTCGTGAGAACACGGCATGATCGCGGACCTTCGCGACCGAAATCCTCTGCCGGTTGGACTTGATTACACAGCAGTCGCCAGCGTATTCTGGTGACATATTCTTGGAAGGATCAGTAAATGCCCGTTGTCTGGAAGAAAGCACAGTCGACGCCTGTCAGGGAGATAATCACTCCTCCGAGAAAGGTAGCTGGCGAGAGGCTGTTTATCCAGCCAGAGGAAGTCGGTCCCAAGCGTGAGCTAGTCGAACAGCATCATCGCATGGGGTTTTCCAACCACTTCAATTTTGCTGACCAGTACACCGGCAACACGCGCACATACGACGAGAAGGGGAATTATAACTGCGGCCGCTGCAACATGGCGAACGGCACGAAGTGCCTTCTCCTGGATATACCCAGCATCAACAGGGATGCCGGTAGCTGCGGCGACTGGGAAAACACATGCGCAGGCGACCCGGAGATGGACCTGCACGAGAAGGACCCAGAGGCGGCCGTTTACGGAGTCGCGAAGAACGGGAAAGGTTTTGGATGCCATCGGTGTCCATATGCGAGCGCTGCACATCAACCTGACAGCCGGGGCCGAGACCTGTATTGTGGTAAAGGTGACTTTCGAGTATTCGGTACATCGTGCTGTTCACTGAACGGCGCTCCGGTAGTAGGCGGGTCTGACGACGAGGACGAATCATAATGGGCGCGATTCCAGCAGGTATGAGTACCCCCGGTGTTCAAGTGGGCGGCGACACACCGCAACCCTACGCCAATGCTGCTCTCGGGAACTCAGCCCGCGCCGCGTCGCCGATCCCCGGGGTCTTCGACGGTGCCGGTGCGCAGTCGAACCGCAAGCCGGACAAAAGCCTTGAGCCGATGCGACACCAGGGGCGTGGGCTTATGCGCGTGATCGGCAACGATGAACTCGATATGGCTCACAAGAAGTCAATCGACCTGTCTAAAGTGTCGTCCGAGATCGCTTCCGACCTGGCGAACTATATCCGCCAGCGCTTTGAGAAGGCGGTCCGCCACCGCCGAGTCATCTCAGTGGATGACGAGTTGATCCGCGACATGCGCGCCTACAACGGCCAATATGATCCGGGCAAGCTCCAGGAAATCGAATCGTTCGGCGGCAGCGCCGTGTACTCACGACTGATGTCGATGAAGTGTCGCGGCGCAACCGCGCTCCTACGCAACGTGTACATGAACTCGGACCGCCCATGGACGCTCTCGCCCTCGGCTGACCCCGAGATTCCCGATGGCATTGATACGCACATCGCGACACTGGTGCATCAGGAAGTCATGGCCGCAAACCAGCAGGGCAACAAGGTCCCGCAGGATGCGATCTATCAGCGTCTCGAACAACTCTATGAAGCGGTGAAGCTGGCCGAGCGCCAGAAGGCCGAGGAGGAAGTGAAGGATGCGCAACGAAAGATCGACGAAGTGCTAGAAAAAGGGGAATTTTACCAGGCTTTGAGCGACTTCCTCTCCGACCTTCCCGTGTACAAATACGCCGTGATCAAGGGACCGATCACGCGCCGCGCGACCACGCTGCATTGGGACAAGCACAAGAAGATGCACGCCCACGAGGAGGCCCGCTTCTACTGGCAGCGCGTGTCACCGTGGGACATCTGGTTCTCCCCCGGCGCGACGCAGATCGAAAACACCGAAGTGTTCGAGCGCCAGCGCATGAGCGTGATGGACCTCTACAACCTGATCGGCCTGCCCGGGTACCGCGAGGAAGACATCCGCGCGATCATCCAAGCGTACGAAGGTCGCGGGTTCAAAGAGTGGATTCAGATTTTCGACTACGAGCGTGCGCAGATGGAAGGGCGCAACAACGTCCTCGACGATACGTTCATCAATGCCATCGAGTTCCACGGCCACGTGTTGGGCCGCTACCTCATGGAGTACAACGTTCCGGGCGTGAATGATCCCTACAAGCCGTACTTCATCACGGCCTGGATGGTGGACAAGCGCATCTTCAAGGTGATGATGAACCCGAGCCCGCGCCTGCGCGTGCCGTACTACGTCACCAGCTTCGACAAGCTCCCCGGCACGCTGTACGGCAACGGCATTCCCGCGCTCGCGAACGACCTCACCGACGTGATCAACGCGACGCTCCGCGCGCTCGTGAATAACATCTCCATCGCCTCCGGCCCGCAAGCTGTGATCGACGAGGAGTTGATCAGCCCGACGCAGGACGCATCGCTGTCGCCGTGGAAAGTCTGGAAATATACGGGTGATCCGTCGAATCCGAATCGCACGCCGGTCACGTTCTTCCAACCGAATTCGAATGCGCAGGAACTGATCACGATCATCGACAAGTTCTCGACGATGCTCGACGACGTGTCCACGATCCCGCGCTACTTGACTGGTTCGGGTCCCGGCAGCGGCGCTGGTCGCACGGCCTCGGGACTATCGATGCTGATCAACAATGCGAACAAGACTCTCCAGAACGTTGCCGACAACATCGACAACGACATCTTCGAGCCGCTGCTACAAATGCTCTACGACTTCATCATGCTCACCGACTCCACCGGAATGCTCCGTGGAGACGAGACCATCGTTGTGGATGGCGTGCGCCAAGCCGCGAAGCAGGAACAGGATTTGACTCGCCAGATGGAGTTCCTCAACCTGATCAACAACCCGAACTACCAGACGCTGATCGGGCCGGACATGATGGCGCGGATTCTCCAGAAGGTCGCCGACAACACCGGCATGGAGATCAAGATCAAGCAGCCTGGGGATATGCCAGGTGCGCCGCCTCCGGGGATTTACACCCCGCCTCCTCCGCCCGCGCCGCCCGCGCCGCCGCCCCCGAAGGTGATCCTGACCGGCAAGTTGCCCAACCCGCAACTCGACGGAATCGCTGGAGTTCCTCCCGCGCCGACTGGCGGCGGACCGAACCCCACCGGCAACAACACGCCGATGCCCAACCCCGCGCAGTCCGCGCCGGGAGCGGGCGGCGTCCCCGGCCTTCCGCCTGGACCCAGCGTAGTCCCAACAAACACTGTTGCAACAAACCTGGCACACGGGTAGGATCGCATTATGTCCAATCATCGTCAGTACGGAGTCAAGTAAATGAGCGGCAAAATCAAGGCGCGTAACATCACGTCGCAAGTCACCGGACCGACGTTCGATCACAACGATCCGGCCAAATTCCCGAACAAGGGAAAGGAGCATGGCAAAACCGGCTCCGACAGCACCGTGATCTCACAGGCCGAAGGTGCGACCTTCACCTGCAATGATCCGGCGATCAACTTCCCCGAGGCCAGCGAGTATGGCAAGGGAAAGAGCCTGGGCCAGCACGCCGAGAAGGACTTCGATCCACACGGCCGCAAGCCGGTGAACGTGGCCGAGGACCCGGTCGTGACGACTCCCCCGTACCCGCTCAAGAAGTCGTACGAGAAGTAAGCCATGGCCGAATTCTCCAAAGCCCCGGATGGCGGAACCAAGATGAAGTGCGGCCCCGGCTGCAAGTGCATCAAGTGCGAATCCATCCGATTCAACGGCGGAGTCGCCGACATCAACAAGGCACCGACCAGCCGGGTCTACACCCGCGACTACACGAAAGTGGGCCGCGACCCTGAAGACACCGACCTGATCACGGCAGCCTTGGGGAGCCCTGTGTTCCGCATATGAGTTTCAACCGAAAGGACCTGGCGGACAACCTTGCCCGCCTTTCTGACAACGCCCACTGGCGTCATTATGTCAGTACAATTGAATCGATCTACAACACGCAGGTGGAAGCCCTGCTGAATTCCGACCACCCGGACGAAGCCCTGCGCGGTGAATGCAGGACACTTCTCAAGCTCCTCAAAACCATTCACCAAAATAAAGGAACCACCCAATGAGTGACACTCCCGCGCCTTTGCCTCCCCAGAACAACCTGCCCCCGGCCATCAGGAAACAGGTTGCCGATGCCAACGCTTTGATCGCAGAACTCAACGCCAAGCCCGGTCAGATTCCGGCTGGCACCGAGTTCCAAACGATGCCGGGGTCTGAGACTCCTGGCACCATGCCCACCGGCCAACAGACACGATGGCAGCCCGCGTCGCCGAGCGCGACCGCTCAGCCGCAGGGTCATCCCGACCCGCAGCAACCGCCGCCGCGCGCCGCCGCGCCGCCGCCCGCTGCCGCGACGGAGATTGAGCCGTGGGAAGCGCGGTATCGCACGCTTCAGGGGAAGTACGACGCGGAGGTCCGCATGACCCGCGAGATTCTCGCGAGCCAGCAAGCGACCATGGACAAGCTGATCCAGGATCGGCAGTCCGCCGTGGCCCCGCCGCCCGCCGCCCCGCAGGACCCCGCAGAGTTTCTGCGCTCCCTCGGCGTGACGGACAAGGAATTGGAGGACTACGGCGAAGTCCTTCCCATCATGGCCCGCATGGCGCAGAACATGATCAAGCCGACCGCCGCCAAACTGGAGCGCGAGTTGGCCAAGACGAAGGAAGCGGCCGGTACCGTCGCGAAGGCGCAGATGAAAACCGGCCAGGAAGCGCTGCTTGCAGCCCTGCAATCCCGCGTGCCCGACTGGGCGGCCATCAACGAGGATCAGAATTTCCTTGCATGGCTCGACCAACTTGACTTATTCTCTGGAGCAAGCCGAAGGGTAGCCCTGGAGGCCGCTTTTCAAAACCTCGACACAGCACGGGTCGTGGGCATATTTGAGAAGTTTGTGCAGGAAGACTCTGTTCGTAGATCAACCTCGGGACCGACCA